GTGTATGCACTGACCGACCTGGACGGCACCAAGGGCGATGCCAAGGGCCAGTTCGGCGCCGAATTCAACCTGGGCACTTCGGAAGAGTTCGGGAAGTATGCGCATTTGCCGTTCCCGTTCCACGCTGTCGCCGATATGGAAATCGTCGGCAACGGCAAGACCAGCAAAACCGTGATGGTGTCGCTGAAGCCCGTTTCGCCTCCGAAGGCCTCGTGAAATGTCGCGCCTCCTGATTCAGTCTGGCGTCACGTTTCAGTTTCTGACCATCTTGCCTAGCGGTGATGTCGGCTGGACGCCATCCCTTTTGACGGCGCTGCGTGGTGGCGTTGTTGATGAGGCCGATCAGGTGGCGCAGCTTGTCGAAGATCACTGCGACGCGGGAACCGCGCTCGTTATCGATCTCGATCAGCACGATTGACCTTTTCGCAAGCGAAAGCCTTGGGGGACTTATGGGGTTGTGCGTTGCGTTTGAGAACGTTTGGATTCCGACTGATGAACTGAACATCACCGTTCTGCGTGAGGCGTGGGTGGCTCAGGGTGAACCGTGTTACGGGTACGTCCTTGTCACTCCCGCTGAGCTGCAAGACATGCAGGCGCGCATTCAACAGCTTGAACAGGGCGGCACCCCCTCATCGTCCAGCCTGTTGGACATGAGTGTCGAAGACGGGATTCTGCTTTCTGGCGCCGTTGTCGTCTTGTGGTGCATGGCCTGGGCAATTCGAGCTGTTCGAAAAGTTCTCTGACTTTCGCTTGCGAAACGCCAATTAACGGTTTGCCGTTTGACTCCGATAGGACGGCTACCTTTCTGCAACATCGGATTGGAGAATGAAATGAACGCAAACATCGTGCGCGGCCTGGCCGCAGTCGGCGCCCTGGTCATGAGCGGCGTTGCCAGCGCTGATGTGGATACCGCCGCCATCGATGCCATCAAGGGCGCTGGTGCCGACATTGCGACCGTTGGCGGCGTGGTGTTCCTGGTGATGGTCGGCATCAAGCTGGTGAAGTGGGTTCGTCGCGCGCTCTAAGCGCTGACGGGTCTGGAGGGGACGCCCTCCTTTCAATGCGCCTAGTCCGGGCGCATCGCAAGGGGTGAGCTGTGGGACTGATTGTCTTTTTTGCCGTGGTGGGGGCGCTGTGGATCGTTTTGTCCGATTGATATTCGTCTCGCTGTTGCTTTGCCTTATATGCCTTGCTCTTGTGTTTTGGCCATCTGGCGATGCGCACGCGTTCGGCGAAGTGCAGAAACAGAACCGGTTGAAGTGGACTTGCACTTGGTCTGGTGCTGGTGCCACAAATCCGCCCACTGCGTATATCGGTTCTTCGCCTGAGGCGGCGTGCGGTGCTGCTGTCAATCGCACTATCAGGGATGGATCGTGGTCACTAGTAGTCACGCTGACTGGTTGTAACGCGTATAACGCGGCATCCTCTAGTCCTGCGACAAGCTGCACATATAGGGAGACGGAATATTCCAACGGCAAGCAGAGCGGGAGTTCTAACCGAGTTATTGGAACCAGCGCCGTGACTGAGGTCACATGCCCTGACGGTTCGGATGCAATAGGTCCAGCCGGCGCAGGTCAGAAATGTGTTTGCTCGTCTGGCTTCAGGAAGGGTCCAGGTAATACGTGCGAACAGTACACGTGTCCGCCTTCTGGCAGCTACTCGGCTGTGACACAGCCAGACCAGAAGGTTGCCAACGCCGGTGATGGTCAGTGTTCGGGCGGTTGCGCGTATACGCCGAGTAGTTGGAAAGTGGGCGCAGATGGCCAGATTTGGGCGACATGGCCGTTCAAGTCCACCGGCAAGTTCTGCCGTGGCGTTGGCCAGTCCGGGTCTCCCGATGTGCCTAGCGGTGAGGAAAACACGAACAGCCCGGCGCCAGTTCCCTGCGGGACAAATCAGTGTCCAGGCACCGTTAACGGTGCGACCATCTGTGTTCCATGCAAGGGCCAGCAAGAGCAAGGTCCGTCCACAAGCGCTAGCGCTCCTGCCGGTTCTGCCTCTGGTGCTGGCGGCGGCTCTTCTACAAAAACCGAGTGCAACGGCATTAACTGCACCACCACGACGACGACGACCGATGCGGCGGGCAATGTCACCGGCACCGCCGAAAAGACCGAAAAGCAAGAGAGCTTTTGTAAGGAGAACCCGACGTCCTCGTTATGCAAGCAGTCGTCGTTTGGCGGTTCCTGTGCCGCTACCACCTGCGAGGGCGATGCCGTCATGTGCGCCATTGCTGCCGATCAATACAAACGAAACTGTGAATGGTTTGACGATCCCGCGTCAGCGCAGCTCGCGACCGTGGGAAACGCGGCCATCAACGGCTTGTCCAGGCCGGATGGTCATCCGGCGAACGCGCCAGATGCGCAGTCGGTGTCGTTCTCGTCGGTCATAGATCAGACTGACCGTCTCGGCGGTTCTTGTCCTGCTGACGTTTCCGTCACTGTGGCCGGTCGATCTGTGGTTATGCCGCTGTCCAGCATGTGCGGCAACCTCCAGCTCATCGGAAATCTGATGGTTGGTTTTTGCATGTTTGTCGCCGCACTAATTGTTTTTAGGAACTGATCATGCAAATATTCATCGGGGCTCTGATTGGCGGGCTCATTCAGGTTCTTGGCACGCTTGTCGGCAAAGTGCTTGTTAGCCTTGGTATCGGGTACGCTGTTTACAGTGGCGTTGACGTTTCAATCGCTTATGCGCGCGATATGTTCATCAATCGCATCTCTGCTCAAGGCGCAAACGCCGTCGCCGTCGCGTCAGCGCTTAAGGTCGGCGTCTGCGTTTCGATCATCACCAGCGCCATAACCACAAGGCTCACCATCAACGGACTGACGGGTGGCGCTCTTAAGCGCTTTACGCTCAAATGACTAAAGCCCGCTCCTTGCGGGCTTTCGCATGCGAAACCTAGCGACCTATTGCGTCGCTCTTCTCACTCGCTTTGGTAGGCTTCCCGCGTCAGGGTCCACCTGTGCCGGTGCGAATTGCGGCGCTGGCCGCGTCAGTGACCCGGCTGCAATCTGCTGATCTTGCGGCGGTCGTTGCTCCGGCTGTCTAGGCGGTTGTTGCACCCTTTCGCCGCTTGCGCTCCATGCCACGAAAAATCCGCCGTCTGCGAGCTGTCTGCACAGTGATTCGCGCATGTCTAGCTTTGTGGCTTGCTGCGTGTAGCACTGGCACCGTTTCGCCGTTGCTACGCAAGCGGCTGGGTAGGGTGCTTGTTGTGGCTGCGTGACACCATCGTAAGCCGGCGCTGTATGCGCTAGTCCTTCTATTCGTGGCACCAGCCCCGCCACGTACTCGGCCGCCGTTCGTTGGCCTGCGCTTCGGGCGTACTCGTTGAAATTTGCCGCCGTTGTTGTTGCGCCAGTGTTTTGCGGCGTGCTGCTTGTCGCCTTTCCTGTCACTCGCTCGGCCACGGCGTCAGGTTGCATCCGTTTGTAGCCAAACCAGATTAGTCCGAAGACAAGCGGAGGAAGTAGCAGCAGCAGAAAAACGCGCGCTGGTATCCGTCGCTTGACGGTGTGCAGCTCTGCGGATCGGTACAGCTCGAAAACGTCTTTGGGGTAGCGGAATTCATGCCTGATTCCGTCACCTCGGCTCTTGGCAACGTCTTCTTTGCACCCGTTCACGTATTCGTAGATCGTCGCAAAGTGCGTGCCGAATTTGCGCACTACGTGGAAATGTCGGTCTACCAACTTCCTTACGAAGTTGTCGAGCAGCATCGGGTTTTGCACGATGACAACGAAGTCAAGCCCTAGATGCCTGTGCTTCGCTAGGTTCTGCAC